CGCACTCGGTACCGCGATCGTGAAGACGTCCGCCGACTTCGACTCTGAAATGTCCCGCGTTTCGGCCATTTCCGGAGCCACAGGCGACGAACTTGACGCGCTCCGGGACAAAGCCCGGGAGATGGGTTCAAAGACAAAATTCAGCGCTACAGAGGCCGCTGAGGGCTTCGAATACATGGCCATGGCCGGCTGGAAAACAGAAGACATGCTCTCCGGTATCGAGGGCGTGATGAATCTCGCTGCAGCATCCGGCGAAAACCTCGGGACTACTTCCGATATCGTGACCGACGCGCTGACGGCTTTCGGGCTGACAGCACAGGACAGCGGACACTTCGCCGACGTTCTGGCTGCCGCGTCGTCCAACGCGAACACGAACGTGTCCATGATGGGTGAGACGTTCAAATACGCAGCACCGATCGCAGGCGCTCTCGGCTTCTCAATCGAGGACACTGCAGAAGCGATCGGACTCATGGCCAACGCCGGCATCAAAGGATCTCAGGCTGGTACATCACTGCGCACGATCCTCACAGCACTCTCCGGAGAGGTGAAGATATGCGGCGAGGCGATCGGTGAGGTCGAGATCCAGACGACAAATGCCGACGGATCCATGCGGGATCTCGGCGACATCCTGACGGATCTGAGAGCGGCATTCTCCCAGCTCAGTGAATCCGAACAGGCAAGCGCTGCGAGCGCTCTGGTCGGAAAGAATGCGATGTCCGGTTTCCTGGCGCTCATGAACGCCGGAGAATCGGACATCAATAAACTCTCAAGCGCGATCGAAAACTGTGACGGCGAAGCGAAGCGGATGGCCGACACAATGAACGACAATCTCGAGGGACAGCTGAAGATCCTGATGTCTGCCCTCCAGGAACTCGCTCTCTCACTGGGTGAGATCCTGATCCCGATCCTCCGAGAAGTGGTCGAAGCGATTCAGGGAGTCGTCGACTGGCTGAACAGTCTGGATCCCGCCGTGAAAGAGATCATCGTCAAGACGGCGCTGGTGGCAGCTGCGATCGGTCCTGTTCTGGTGGCGATCGGTAATCTGATCACATCGATCGGCGCGATCGTAAAGGCTGCCGGTGTGCTCCGGGCATTCTTTGCCGGAGGAAAGGCTCTGACGATGGCCACAAGCCTGATCAGCGGCGTCTCGACAGCGATCTCAGCAGTCGGAACTCTTATCACCGGGACGATCGTTCCGGCCTTGTCTACAGCCATCGCAGCGCTCGCTCCGTTCGCCCCGGAAATCCTTTTTGCCGTCGCGGCGATTGGCGCTGTGATCGCAATAATGAACAACTGGGGCGGAATCACAGACTGGCTGATCGAGAAGTGGGAACAGCTGAAGGAATGGGTCGGAAATGCCGTCACGAGCATCGGCGAAGCAGTCGGTGCCGTATGGGATACGATCTCGACAACCATCTCCGAAGCGTTCAACTCACTCGTTGAGATGCTCACTCCGATCTTCGAAGCGATCGGGAATACAGTCTCCACGCTGTGGACGGCGATCTGTGACACTGTGATCAGCATCTGGAACGGCATGGTCGAGACTTTCTCTCCTCTGATCGAGGCGTTCCGTTATCTCTTTGAGACGATCTTCCAGGCGATTCAGATCCTGATCGGACGTGCCATGGATGCAGTCAGTGAGAAGATCCAGGAAATCTGGAACGGTATCGTGGAGTTCATCACTCCCCTGCTGGAATCTCTTCAGCAGTTCTTCGATACGATCTGGACGGCGATCTGCACGTTCGTCGATCAGACGAATCAGCAGATTTCTCAGATCATAAACACGATCTGGACCGCGATCAGCGAGTTCATCAATCAGATCCTGAATGCGATCTCCTCAACTGTACAGTCGATCTGGAACAGCATCTCGTCCTTCATCAGCACAACGATGGATACGATTTCCACGACAGTACAGAACATATGGAACAACATCCATCAGGGGATCAGTTCGATCATCAACAACATCTACAACACGATTCACGAAGGTTTCGAGCGTGCCGTTTCCTATGTGAAGAACCTCGCCAGTCAGGCGTTCCAGTGGGGCGCGGACATAATCAACGGGATCATCAACGGAATAAAATCCGGAATCAGTGCTCTGGCGAGTGCTGTCACTGATGTGGCGAACACGATCAAGGATTCGCTGCACTTCTCCGTTCCGGACAAAGGTCCGCTGCGTGATTTCGACTCCTGGATGCCGGACATGATGCATCAGCTCGCTCGAGGAATCGAGGACGGACGGTCTCTCGTCCAGAATGCGATCGGAAGAGTGGCAGATGATCTCGACATCTCCGGAACGATCATGGAAGGCACGAAGATCCCGTCGCTGGCAGGAGTCGGAGCCGGAATGTTCGGCGACATCATCATTCCGGTGAACATCGGACAGGAGCGGATCGACACGATCGTCGTGAAAGCGACTGACCGGGTGAACTACAGAAGCGGAGGCAGATGATGGAACCGAAGTGGATTAAATTCAACGACACAGTCGTCCAGAATCCGGATCTCGGATCCTGGGACGAAGAGTTCGGAGTCATCGACAAACAGTACGAGACGGAGTCGGGCAACACGCTCGTCTCCGTAACTCGTTACGGAAAAATGACCGCGTCGGGGACGTGGACGGTTTCGCAGACACGGAAGCGCGACTTTGAAACATGGGCGAGATCCGGAGCGATCTCTGTCCAGATCGCACACGATATCGACATCGGAGGGAATCCGATCACGAGGACGTGCATCCTCCGGGATCTCAAAGCGAAGCTCGTCGGTCATTCCGGCGGAATCGCCTATTTCACGATGACGATGAAAATTCAGGAACTTTAAACGGAAGGGGGTGCTGCATGTATCAGGTGAGCGATGATTACAAGGACGCGATGAAGGCCCCCGTCCAGCGCTTCATGATTGACGGAATGATCGGCAGCGTCGGCTTTGACAGAAGCAATCTGCTCGCCGATTCATTCTCGATCACCAACCAGTGCAGCGACAACACGAGAGTCCAGATCGGGACTGTGTACGTCGGTGAGCTGGATGCGACGTTCATCGATGTCCCTATTCCTCGATACTCATGGAAAGATCGCGAGATCAAGGCGTACTTCGGCCGATACACGACGGATCCGCTGAATCCGGAGAAGATCCCGCTCGGAATCTTCAAGATCACAGAGGCCCAGTGGACGGCTGCCGGAGTCGTCGTCAAAGCGTACGACAACATGGCCAAACTGGACAAGGCATGCACGATCACATCCGCGTCCGGTCTCCCCTACGCTCTCGCGACGATGGTCTGCGAAAACTGCGGGGTGGAACTTGGGACAACGGAAGCGGAGTTCAGTCATTTCGCGAACGGATCCGAGCAGCTGGCCATGTTCACAGAGAACGATGTCGAGACATGGCGCGACTTTGCTTCATGGCTCGCTCAGACGCTCGGATGCTTCTGCTGTGCCGGCAGAGACGGAAAGATTTATTTCCGGCAGTACAACCAGATCGTTGTGGATGAGATCAGCGATGAACACCGGTTCGTCGGTGCTGAGTTCAGCGACTTCGAAACGAGATATACCGGGCTTTCCTGTGTGAACATCGACGAGAAGACGACGTCGTACTACGGCATCGAAGAGGATGATGGTCTGACGTACAACCTCGGAAGCAATCCGTTTCTGCAGTACGGCGTGAACGCTGCGAAGGATGCGCTCCGGCAGCAGGTTCTCCGGGCCATTCAGGAGATCAAATATGTTCCGTTCAAAGTCTCCATGATCGGAGATCCTGCATATGATCTCGGCGATGTCTTCCGGTTCCCTGACGGGATCGGAGACGGGAACGCTCTGTTCTGCATGACGAAATTCTCCTGGCAGTTTAACGGGAACTATGTCATGGAAGGCGTCGGCGAAAATCCGGCGCTGATGAATGCCAAGAGCAAGACGGACAAGAATCTCGAAGGTCTGTCAAAACAGGCAGACGATTCCGGGATGAAGTACACCCAGTTCACGAACGTGGACAATGTCGACGTCGGCGACGGCGAGAATGTGCAGATCCTGCTGATCCGCTTCATCGCTCAGAAGACGACGCACGCCGTGATCGAGATGATGTTTGACATGGACGTCGAAACGACGGAATCCGGCAGCTACGAGGACGGATGGATCAATGACGACGCCGTCGGATCCTTCCGGTATTACGTCGACGGAGAGCTGATCGACACGCTGGAGCCCGTCCACACATGGCAGGATGGAACCTACACGCACCGGCTGAGATATGATCTCGCTGGCGTGGAAGCAGCCATCCATACATGGGAGGTCTGGCTGAACATGGACGGCGGATCTGTTCACATGGATCCGTATCATCTGAACGTCGTGATCGCCGGTCAGGGCATCGTGGCAGACGATTTCCGCGGAACCATCAACGTCCGGGACATCGTGCCGAAGCACGACTTCCTCGGGATCCGGAAAGGTATCACGGATTCTTTCGAGATTACGACACACACACCACAGGAGAGGGACATGGAAGACAATGTTCTGAAACGAAACTTCACTCAGGTCTTCAGATCCTTCACGGAGGATCTGTTCGCCACCGGATCCATCATGGTCTTCCGGCCTGTTACGAACCAGGACAAAGTCGAGACCACAGCAACGGTCTCGGACGGGATCTGGATCGGATCCGGAACGATCGTCGGCGGAGACGCTGCGTACGTTCAGACGATTCCGATTTCCGGGATCGATCATGTCGTCGCTACATCCAGCAACGCGGAATTCCTCTGCTCTGCTGATGACGGCGAGACATGGCGCGGCTATACCGTCGAGGGATGGGTGGAAGACGCCTACATGACGAGAAACGAGATCCAGGCGATCACGGCCGAAGAATGGGCTGAACTCGGAGAGAGAGTCATTGTCCGTGCTGTGATCGAGACTGATGCGTCGCTTTCG